GCGGATGCCATCGGTCGCCGTTCCCAGCTCGTTCCGGCCCTTGAAAATGATCTCTACGGCGCGAGAAACGTCAGCCATTGCGGTTGTGCTCCTCGTAGTAAGCCGCCCATAGCGATACCTCCGCGGGCGTCAGGAAGCCCTGCGGGAACAGGTCGGGTCGGTGTTCGTAGAGGTAGCCGCCTCGCCGCGCCAGCAAGGCCATGCAGGTTTTTAGGCTGCTGTCTCCAGCGAGTCGGCTTCGGGCTTTTTTAGGCAGTGCCCGAGCCCGGTCAGCTCCGTGATCGCCTGCGTCAGCTGGTAGAACTCGATCGGGAACGCCTCGCCGAGCTTGACGGCTGCCGCAAGGTCGATTTTCGGCTTGACGGAGCCGAATTCGAGCATCTGCAGCCGCTTGGCGACCTCCGGGGCCGTGGTTTCCGGGTCGAGCCCCATCGCCTGACGCATCTTCGCGGCGACCTCGCGGCGCGACGTCAGTCCGTCTAGGACTCTGCCGATGTCCTTGTGCATCGACTCGGCTTCGAAGCACCTGGCTAGCTCGTCGCCCGTCAGGCTGCGCACGGTCCATGTGCATTCCTTTTCGCCGTCGTCGTCGGGGTCAAAGAAGTCCCGCAGCGATTCGACTTTGATGGTGCGCTCGCGAGGTACGAATTCAGCATCGAGGAATCGCTCCGGGTTAAACCGCATCAGGCAGAAACCCCAACGCTCGCCGACTCGGACGTGATCGTGCAGTCCGCGGTGATCTGGTCATCCGCCGGATAGTTCAGCGTCAGGCCGAGCTTGCCCTGCTCGAGTCGGTACGGCGACCGAAAGCGGTCAGGGTAGAACCGGAACCACAGGATCTCGTCGGCGTTCTGCGCAAGCGGATCTTCGACGCCGTCCTCGAGGTAGGCCACGAAAGAGCCCGCCTGCAGGGACGCCTGAGAGCTGCCCAGGACGCGGCCATAGATCGGCGTGGTGCTCACCGTGTGAGTATTCACCGACGGCGAGAAGTTCGACGCCAGGGCGACGTCCGCCATGATGGCCGTCGCGTAGGACGCAAAAACCGCCTTCGGCACGCTGCCTGTGTGAATCGCCGGCAGAGCCTGCGCAAAGGTCAGCTTGCCGTGACGATAGTCCGTGTCCTGCAGGGGGGGGAATGCCGCCGTTTCGCGGTGCAGTCCGACCACCTGCTTGATCTCGTCGGCAGTGATTACCGCCGCCGTGGAGCTGGTGACGCGGACCTGGGCGATCTCGATCGAGTCGGTCGGGATGAAAGGCGGGCCGCCATCGGCGCCGCGCGTCTCGCTGAACGTCGTGTCGGTGCCATCGGAACCGGCCACAATTGCCACCGCGCCCGAGCTGTTGATCGTGACGCTGCAGACCTTCGCGACGTTGGTCGCCGGACGAGTAATCGCGACATCGGCGTCAGCCGACACGCTCGTCACGACGCCGTTAAGGTTGCAAGTCAGCGCCGCGACGTCGATGTCATCGGTCCCGCCAGCAGCGGCAGGAATGACCGTGCCACCCGTCAGCAGCCCATTCGGGCGGATAACCGGCGCGAAGCCACTGCGGCGCGACCAGAGCGAGGCGCCCGATTCGAAGGTCGTGGCGTCGCCGGAGTCGGAAAGCGCCGACATCGCCACGGCGTTCTGGCCGGCCTCATACTGCAGTTTTGCGTTTTCAGCTGTCGGCATCTGATTCAGTCTCCTTTGCCTTTGCCGGGCGGCCCCGCCTGCGAGCAGGCTTGCCGTCCGCCGTCACCTTCTGGTGCTTTTCCGGGTCAAAGTCGCACGCATTGATGCGCACGGGCTCCGACCAGGCGGCGGACGTCACGAGGACCGTGGGGATTGAATTGGCCATCAGCCGAGGAGCAGCGCCGTGTGCTCGGGCTTGATGCACTCAAAGCCCCAGGCGCAAGACACCTCCCACTGCATTTGACGGTACTGCGCGTACATCGACACCTCGAACGCCAGGCCGCTGCGCGGGTCGACGATCGTGGTGCGGTCGACCGCCATGTCGCCGCCCTCCGGCAGAGCCGGCAGGCGCTGGGCGAGGATAATGGCGCCGCGGTGGAACGCCATATTGCGCGCCGACGTCGCAACAACCGTGATATTCGTCGCCGATGCAGGAATGGCGATCTTGAGACCAGGAGCGGCCAGGGTGATCGTTCCGCCGCCCGACACGTCGGCGTCGCCGGACTCCACGACATACATCGTGTCGTCGCCAGCGAAGGTGATGACGTCACCGGCTAGGATCGTTCCCGTACCGGCCGAAGCCAGCGTAATCTCGGTCGCGCCGACGGCATAGCCGGCATCATTCGTCGTCGCGCTGGCGCCGGTGCCTGCGGTGTGCGTGAGCACCTGGCCGGATTCGCGAATATCGAGGCCCGCATGGGTTTGCAGGACGCCCTGCCGAATCAGCGCTGTGTCGCCCTGAACATCGGCTCCGGCATGCTTGCCGCGAATGTTCGCGCCGGCCGCCGTGTCGAGTACCAGCTGCATGTCCGACGTCGGGGCACCGTTATCGACCAGGGCCTTGCGGGCCAGCGATGCACCCGTCAGGTCGCCGGCCGTTCCGAACGGCGTGGTTCCGGCCGTGCCCACAGCATTCGACGCCTTGACGTGGAGCGAGGCGAGGTCGGCCTCGATCTCATTGGTCAGTGTGCGGAACGCCTGCTGGATCTGCTGGGCGCGGATATTGGAAGCCCCCGGGCCACTGTTGGCGCCGCGGTCATCCTCGCCGGACCACCGGATCGGCACACGGCGGGCTTTCGTGATGGTGATCGGCTTGTTTCCGATCGTCTGGTCGCCGTCATCGGGCGGCGTGACGCCGGGCGTGATGTCGGCGGCCGCCGCGGCCGGCGCAACCGGCGAGCGCACGGTCTGGCCAACGGCCGCGCGTGACGCCACAGGGTCGAGAGTTACGGAAGGGATGAAGCCGACCATTTCGCGCGAAACCACATCGAGGTTTGCGTAAAGGTCGGGGATCAGGTTGGTCAGGGTCGTCATGGGAGGCTATCTCCGTGAATCAGTGCAGTTGAACGCCATTTTTCGAAAGCTCCACCTTCTGCTCAGGCGGCAGCGCTTCGAATTCGGCGCGGCTCATTTCCTTGCGTCCCTCGGCGCCTCCCGCACCTCGAGAACCCACGCCGGCGCCTCTCGCCCCGGACGGCTTGAGCAGTTCCGGGCGGGCTTTCGCCAGCTCGGCCACTCCGTCAGCGACCGAGACGAGCTTGCCGTCGTCGGTCTTGTAAAACAGGTCGTCGCCTTCCCACTCAAGCCGGGAGCCGAGGTGGCTCTCGACGAGGTCGGGCGCGATAAATTCGTGCTTCTGCAGGGCCTGGCTGACGTGAATCTGGCGCTGCGAATCGCGGAAACGCTTGTCGGCGGCCTGCAGCTTTTCGTCCCTCTCGGACAGCTCGCGCTCGAGGCGCTTGATCTTCGACTCGAACTGCTTGGCCGCCTCGGCCTGCCCGGGAGCATCCGCAAGCTCCTCGATGTCGTCAAACGATTCGACGCCCAGCTTTTCCATGAGCTGCGCGCGCTCGGTTTTCAGCGTCTCGAGCTCCTGCTTCATCGTTTTGCGGCCCGAAATTGATTCGTTCCGCGCTTGGTCGCGCTGGCTGATCAGCTCATTGACGTGGCCCTCCAGCTTTGCGAAGGCATCGTCGCCAAGCGCCTCTTTGAATTCTGAAATGTCCATCCGGCCTCTCGCCTTTGTGGATTGCAGGGCCGAATGTAAACCCGCGTCTTTTCACGGCGTGAAAAGAAACGGCCCCACCATTGCAAAAAATCCAGGCGGCGCCATTCCATGACCGATCTCTCGCGATTCAAGTTCATCGGGCACGCCCTGCGGGGCGACGGCCCGTTTCGGCCGACAGTCACCTACGACCACAACGGCCGTGCCGTCGACAACGGACCGACCTACCTGATCCGCTACCCGCGGGAAGATGACACGAAATTTGCGGTGCGAAATCAGGTCGCGTTCTATGAGTCGCCGCTGCAGCGCGTCACCAGCCGCTTCGTCTCGCACCTTGCAAAGCGCGCTGTAACTCGCGAAATACCGACGCCGCTGATGGACGCAATGGCGGATAACATTGACCTGAAAGGCAACGACGCCGACGTGTTCTGGCAGGATTTCATGGTCCAGGCGAAGGCGCGCGGCTCCATGCTGATGCTCGTCGACATGCCGGCCTGGCTGGGCGAGGACGCCGCCGCGCAGCTTTCCGACCGCCGGGCACCTTACTGGACGCCGGTCTATCCCGAGTCCCTGCATCAGTTCACGCTTACGGAAACCGGGAAATTCGAAACTGTCAGCTTTTTCGGCACCTACTACGGCGACCCCGGCGATCCGAAAAAGTGCATATGGACCTTCGATACCGCAGGCTGGAAATGCACTGACATGTCGGAGAAGGAGACTTTCGACGAAGGCGAGCACCCGCTCGGCGAGACGCCAGTCATCATTTTCACCGAAACCGGCGATTTCCCGTGCTTCGGCAGCTTCGCGCCGGTCGCCGACATCTCAAAGCGCCTTTTCAACATGCATTCAGAGCTCGACGAGATCCTACGATCGCAGACATTCTCGCTGCTCACGATGCAGGTGCCAGAAGGCAGCGCATACGACCAGATGGTCGACGCAGCCTCCGCGGCCGGCGAAACCATTAGCACGCACAATCTGATGCTGCACACCGGCCAGCAGCCGGGCTTCATCGCGCCGCCCTCGGGGCCGGCCGATATTTACATGCGGCGCATTCAGCAGCTGGAAAACCGAATCCGAGACATCGGCCTTGAAGTCGCCACCGTTGATCAGTCCGAATCCGGCATCGCCATGCAGCGACGCTTTGAGCTGATCAATGCGGAGCTGTCACGATTTGCCGAGCGCGTCGAGGATTTTGAGCGCCGCGCTTGGGCGCTATCGGCGAAATGGCTGGGGGTCTCGACCGAACCGTCGATTTCCTGGCCGCGTGATTTCAATGTCGCGGACGTCGTTGAGGAGTTGGACCTCCTGCAGAAAATGCAGGCGACGGGAATGGGGCCAATGGCCGTGCGAGAGCAGAAACAGCGCGTTGTCAGCACGCAATTCGATGCCCTCGAGGATGAGAAAAAGGCCGCGCTTGTCGACGAAGTGAACAATGAGGCGAGCGCCCTGTGATCGAGGTTACAGTCACGGGGCTGAACGAGCTGCGTGCCGACTTGAAAGGATTGCCGCCGAAGGTTGAGAATCAAGTCATCCTGCGGCTATCGCAGGTGGCCTACGATTCCGCGCAACGCGGCGCCGGAGCCCACTCGAAAACCGGTGCGCTTTTTGCCTCGCTGTACAACCGGCCGACGCCAGGAGGTCGCCGGGTAGGCCACGACCCGAGCCGAGCGCCGCACGCCCGCTTCGTGATTTTCGGCACGCGGCCGCACGTCATCAGACCGAGCAAACGAAAGGCGCTGCGGTGGGTTGGGCCTCGCGGCTTCGTGTTCGCGAAGAAAGTAAACCATCCCGGCTACCGCGGCGACGACTACATGATGCGCGCTCGCGATGACGCCCTGGCGGCCTTTCCCATGATCAGCGCCGAGGCGCTAAGGACGAACCTATGACCGCGATCTACAACGACGCCTATCTGGCGAGATTCGTCACAGAGGAGATCAAGACGCGCGCCGCCGCCGAGATTGAGACGCACGGCGAATTTCCCGACGAATGGGTCGACCGACTGCTCCCGCCCCAGGCTTACATCATCGTGTGCCTCGAGCAGCAGGGGGCGCCTGACGACATGTTTTCGGCGAAGCTGAAAAGCTACCAAAAGGAGTTTGACCGCCTTCTCGCCTACGCCCGGCAGGCTGTGCCTGATCCAGACGGCAATGCGCGGCCGATCTTTGGCATTCCGATGGAGCGCGCCTGATGTTCGCGGAGCTGGCCGCCCTGCGGGACAGACTGGCGACAATCCCGGGCGTCGCGACGGCAAGGGTGGGGTTTGAGGAGGGGTCGATAGCGGCAGAGGACTACCCGATCGTGCGGGTCGTGCCGACCAGACTGGACCCGGGCCGCGGCTATCAGCAGCGCACGATTGAGGTCGCCATTGTATTCGGAGAGATTGTGACCGCTTCAGAAGGACTCGAGACGGTGTACAGCAAGCTATCCGATCTCGAGGAGGCGATCATTGCGCAGGTAAAAGAGCACGGCGGCCGCTACGTGGCCACGCTGACCGACGAGGACCGCATCAGCACCTACAAACTCATGCAGGTGCAGTGCGAAATCACCGCGGAGCGCCCGGCCCCGCCCTAAACGTCGCGAGCCCGCTTGACCTTGTACTCGGGTGATATCCGCGCGTTGTGTACCTCCCACGCTGACCGGCCGCGCCGTACCTCCTCGAGCTTACCCTCAGATCCGGCGATCATCCGCTGGCGCCTGGCGTCAAAGCGCGCGAAAAACCGCGCGTCGGCGTCCTCGATGGGCGTGGGCTCGCGGTCGGAAAGGTCCAGGCGAGGCGAGAGCACGCACTTGCAGAAAGGGTGAGCAGGGGCCACCGGGGCGAGCTCTTTGGGATAGACGCCCGGGCCAAGGCCGTACAGGTCGACGCCGGCGAAATAGTCGCAGATGTCCTCGACGGGGTGCATGGGCGACAGCCGCCACTGCACATAGCGAACGTCGGCATCGGCGATCAGCTCGCGAGCGGTGCGCTCGGCGAATTCGCGGTGAATCTCAGTCTCGGCGATCCGCTTCGAGAAATACCGCATGCGCTCATAGAAAGCAACGCGCAGCTTTTTCTCGAGATGATCTGCTCCGGCGCCTGCCTCGACAGCGTCGACAGCTGACAGCGTGTCGCGATAGGCGGTGCGCAGCTCTGGCGTTCTCAGATCCTCGACCTGCAGCTTTGCGAAGGCCCGCCGCAGGCCGCCCGTGACCTCGGGGTCGTCAAGCAGCGCCGTGCGCATGTACTTCGGAAGCTCGGGGTTTCCTTTCGCAATGCGCAGCACCTCGTCCTCGCGGAATTCGTAGCCCTCAAACAGCTCGAGGGCGAGCTCGCGCGCCTGGGCGAAGCCCTGCACATGGCGATCGACGACCTCGCGGACGATGACAGACGTCGCTTCGGCCTGCGCGTAGACCTTTCGGGACAGCGGGATCGGGCCGACAGATCGAGACAGAGCCGATGCGGCGCCGACGCTCTCCGCCATCACGACGGACAGTCCGGCGGCCATGATCTCGGCATATTTGCCGGCAAAGGTGTCCATGACCTCGGTCACGGCCTCGCGTGGGTCGGCGCCGCCGCGGATCTTTGACATCAGGGACTCGAACGCCGCTTCGACGGCGTCGTCGATTTCTGCCGACTTCCCGCGCAGGTTGCGGTACTGCTCCTCTGGGGTCATGCCGCCAGGTCTTGCGCCATGCTTACCGTGCGCCACGCCGTGGCGACCGAGCAGCGAAACTGCTGCTTTACGCGCCGCCGGGCCTCACGGGGCGGGCAGTTGTGACGGATCAGGTCGACCGCGAATTGCACGCGCTGGGCGCGTATGGCGACCGCTGGGTCGACGCTGAGGAGCGTCGTGATGGGTATGGCGTGCATCATAGTCCTGACACCTTCGCTCCGACGACTCGCGTCGCCCGTTGCCTGATCAGCGGCGCGAGCGCGTACCGTATCGCGTCCATGTAGTGATTAAACGCATCGACGACCACCGGGAGCACGTCGCCGGTCAGCGCGTCGACCTTGTAGCGGTACAGTCGGGACTCGCGGATCGTCTCAGTACATCGCGGGTGAATGACGATCTCCCGATAGCTGCGGAGGTGCGCAATTCCATCCTCGACTGACCCCGGCCACTTTTTTACGGCCTCGATGCGGGGCAATCCTTTCCGTTTTAGGTGGCTGATCAGCTCGGGCCTGGCGCTGTCGCCGCGCAGCGCGTGCTTTTCGATGCCGGGAATCTTGCCGGTCAGGAAGTCGGCGGTTTCGTCGATTTCGAGCTCGACCTTCCCGGCCTCATACTCGACGTACAGCGCGCAGTCGTGGACCCAACACCGCACTGCGGCGGTCGGGTCTTGCGCGAATCCCCAGTCGGCGCCGTGGTATGGCCCGTGCCAGCCCTGCCCGGGCTCAAATTCCGCGACCCGGACCTTGCCGTGCAACACCTGGGCGTTACTGTTGCGCAGGTAGTCGCCGAGCCAGACATGCGCATAGGTATCGGGGTCAAGGCGGATTTCCTCGCGCTGGCGCAGCGTCTCGAGGTTGGCCGGGAAAAACGGGTTGTCGAGGTAGTTGATCTCCGCAATGGCGGAATTCGGCGGCGGATTCTTGCGGAATCGCTCATCGACCGGAGATCCGTCGAGCCCGGGATTCCAGATCGCCCATAGCTCGGACTGCGGCTGACGAAAAACTGTCGCCTCTAGGTCAAGCCACGACTTCTCGGGGATATATTCGGCCTCCTCAACGATCGTCAGATCAATATTCGCCGTCGACTTCACTGACTGCGCGTGTCGGCGCATACCCTTGAACAGAAACTCCGTGCCGTTGCTGCCGCGCAGGTAGTTCGACCCTATGTCGTAGTGCGCCTGCAGCCAGGGAAACATGCCGATCGCCGCCTCGAGCTCGGCGAAAAAGGAGTCGCGCATGCTGACCTGAAACTCACGCACGCACAGGATGCGCATGGGGCGCTGCCAGCCCCGCACGGCGGCCATGATCGCCATCCCGCGGGATTTGCCGCTGCCTCGGCCGCCGTGTGCTGCGCGGTATTGTACGGCCCCAGGTGGCGGCGTGAATATCGCGTGCAGCTTTGGCGGGAGGCGAATCTCAGCGCTATTTCGTCGCGACATCAGCGGCGACTATTCGCACCTCACGGGGCGACATCGAGCCATCGGACGATGTATGGTCGAGCGACACATTCTCGCGCCACCCGGCCCGGGTTTTCATCCAGAAAATGCAGGCGGTAGTGTCGCCGGCCTTCGCCTTTTCGTACAGCGTGCCGGCAATCTCGGCGGTCGCGAGCAGCGAACCGGCCTGCAGCTCGTGCTTGTAGTGCGTCTCGAGGGTTCGCGTGCCGATGTCAACCGCCAGGCAGATTTTATCGTGAGGGAATCCGGCGATCGCTAGGTTTTTCACGATGCGCCGCGTTTCTTCGGTGGGGGTATGCTTCCGGCCTCTCGCCATCGCTTTACGCAGCCTCTCGCCGCGCCTCCTCTTTGCTGCGTGATCTCAGGTCACGACGTTGACGGTGAACACGTCGGCGCTGTTGCTGGAGACGACCTTGATCGCCGTCAGCTTGGCCGAGCTTATCGTGCGCACCGACTCGGCAGACAGATCAATGTCCGTGATCGGATTGCCGTCGGCGTCGTTGACCGCATGGAATTCTTCACCGCCGGAGGGGCGCGCGGTAAGCGTTCCGGTTCCGCTCGGGCTTCCGATCGGCTTAATGACGACTTGCGCAAACGCCGCGGCCGTCGGAATTTCAACGACGACCCCCCCTGTGCCTGTATTCGTGTGCATTCCCTTCTCCCGCCTCGCGGCTCAGATCAATTCCCAAAGTGCCGGCACTGCCGGAGGTATCCACGGCGCGATGCTCGTATGGGCTTGGATACAGCGATAGGTGTCGCCCTCATAAGTGACTTCATCGCCTACGCTGTACGCCACGCCGGCAGCCCACTCATCGCTTATGGTTGCGTTCTCGTCAATCCAGCCAGCGTTAAGCG